CTCAAGGGCGACTTCATAGGTTGCTTCCTCAATACGGTAACTAGGCTTCACTAATTCCCCTATTAGAGTACATACCTTGCCAAGTCATCGATACAAAGGACAGCGGGAACGGAGTGGAACTGGTGAGAGTAATATCAACATCAGTACCCTTGCTCATCACAGGGATCACATTACGGATGATACGAGGGAGGGGATGGGCATTAGCTAGGTAGCTGTTAGCTACAACCTGTGGATATTCCAAGGTCTTGGTAGGCTTCCCAAGAGCAGCAACACTGACGGTGAATGGGCCTGTGTCAGCACTCTCAATCGTGAGGCGTTGAACACGAGGAATGTTGACAACATCTGCTCGCATAGAACCATCAGAGAGTCCTTGCTTGACGTAGAATCGGGGCAAGGTCAGTGTAAAGGTAAAGGCATACCCAAGCGTTACGGTTGCAGTTGTAACATTACCAGGGAGGGTTACATAAGTACCAAAGCCATCTGTCTGCGTGGTGAGGATGTAGACCTGACCCTTATCATTAGTCCTATCAACAATGGCTAAAGGTTGTAAGGTGGAGTCATTAACCCCTGTCTTGTAATAGACCTTAGTAGTATCCGTTCCTGAGACGTAGGTCTTGGTGGGGCTTGCATCAAAGAGATCCAACCTATACTCATAAGCAATGCCACTGGAATTAACAGCAGTGCCAGATACATCACTTAAAACGGTTACTGTTGATAGACAATAGCCATTTTGCTGTTGAGTTACTAGGTATAGCTTATCATGATCAAAGGCCTGGAGCATACAACTACCAGGCAGAGTCCAATCAAACCAAGAGGCTAGAACCCTAGAGCTACCATTATTGAAATACTTAAAGATGAATAGCTTATTAGAACTGGTATCTGCTGAGAAGGACACCATGAAGGCTGATGGTGAAGCTATCAGAGACCTAATATCTGCTGGTACAAAGTTAGGAGTGGTACGGGAAATATCACTGGTCTGGGGACGGTTATCCACCGACTGCACCAACATCTCTGTAACTGCAGCATACCCTTGATTATTATCAGCAAAGATAATAGAAGTACCAGTCTCTACAGGCCTGATATTGGAGTCCGCAGTGAAATTAGAAAGCAACTTAATTGATGCTGTACTCGCAGAGAAGAGATCAGAATCTGTGTAAAGTACAAACTGAGCAAACTCACTGAAGAGCAGAAGCCCTGTGGAGATTGCCAAGGCATACTTGATAATGACTGGCTTAAGGGAACCACAAGAAATATCAATCGCATCAGCAGCAGTAATCGTAATTGCTGAGTTAACAAAGAGATTAAAGAAGTCTCCAGGCTGAGAGCAGATGACATTCTGCTCTGATAACAGCACTAGGCGATTCCTAAAGAAACTGATACCAGTAATGGTATTGCCAATACAAGTTGGGAACGGATTTGATGTGTCATCACCAACCTGACGTTCTTTCCAATAGAGACTTGAATCAGATGGTACAGAAGCCTTATCAAGGGCACGGAAGGTAAATGTACCATTAGCCTCACGAATGACAACGTGGGGCATCGTGGTGGGATCTATTGTGGTCTTAATACCAGGAGCGATTGTCTCTTCCCAAATACCAGCACCCCCAGCTCCTGTTCCCGATACCTTAAACTTTACATAGTAATCATCACTACTGGCATTCTCAAGATTAGCAACCTTAAAGAGAAATCCTTCCTTGCAAGACAAGGGAAGATCTGCTACTGAGTTAACTGACCCCTTGAAGGCAACCATAGCGTTACCACTGAGGCCACCATTGGCATCAATAGTGAAATCACCACCATCATTCTTCGTAATAGCAATGCCGTTGCCGTAGGCAGTAAGGGTGAATGTAGTTGACCCTACAGCAGAAATCAAACTAGAGGTAATAAGACCAACACTAGGGGCAGCTCCACTCGTAGCGGGGGAAGTGTAGGTATAGGATGCCCCATCCAGCTTAAGATTGAAAACGACACCATAGCCGACCTGATTAACACTAACCCAGGCGGTAGGAACTTGAGCTGCAGAAAGCGTTGTTAGCGTCTGGACTATCTTTGACCTATTGAGGACAAAGTTATAGTCACTAACCTGAAGCATTTCAAAGTCTGCTACAGAGACACTAGCAATGTAGTTCATTGCAGCTGTCGCTATTGTATTAACGGTCTTAGCTGCTCCCGTAATTGCATCCCAGACACGGAGAGTACCATCAGTCGCAAACTGACCAATGTACTTCTCATTAGCATCCCGAAAGATTGAGAACCAACGTCCATTACTGGTAGCACCTGTAAGACTTGAAACGAGCTTCAGACCGGGACGCTTAAGGAGCCCATAGGTTGGGTCAGGTAAAGCATTGGTGCATTGCCTTGATTGTCCAGGCAACTTAAGAGAATCAGGTTGTTGTGAGACTCCACCAAGCAAGTTGGGAATCTTTTGAGATACTGTTGCCATTAGCGAGCAATCGTATTAAATGGGGTGTATGAGATGTAGGTATTCTGGCCATTCTTCATACCAAAAATATTTACCTCAGAAGTCTTAGTGTCATAGGCAAGAGCATTAGCACGATAAGAGAGTTCATCCTGTGCAATGATCTTGATCTGTTCAGAACTTGCAACTACTTTGCCTGCGAAGACACGGGCTGCTCTGGTAGTTATGTAGTCCTTAAATGCTTGTGGAAGATCAGTAAACTCAAAAGACCAAACAACATCACAGTAGATAGTGCCTGTGAAGACTGAGGAGTGGGTCAGCTTGTCGTAGAGCTTACCGTTGCGGATAACAGTCAGGTACTTAGCGGCTGACTTGATTTTGTTATCAGTAATCTGAAGAATATTAGAAGGAATAGTAATCTCCCCATTGCCATCAGGGGTAAATGGATACTCATACTCAGTATTAAAGTTCCAACCTTCTGCCTGGACGGCCCGGCTTACTTCATCAAGAGTTGACTCAGCAACGGCAATCTCGGAGTTATCTGTGTCTATAGAAACTGCTGGGGCTTCCCCGATGGAAGACAGCATTTGATTGACAGCATCAAGCTTTGTCGTGGCTAATGTCATTGGTACTCGATAGCAATGAAGGCCCCGGTCTGGGGGCCAAAGAAAAGGGGGGACTCCCGAAGGAATCCCCGTAAACAATCAGGTGTTGCGGAAAGCGCCAGCAACAGAGACGCGGACAGGACCAGCGCCCATTGCCAGACGGCCAACCATCAGGTCGCCTTGATACATGACGGAAACATCACCACCAGTCACTTGGACTTCGGGACCGATGGCTTCCACACAAGCAGCAGCATCGCGGTGGAAGATCAGACCACAGGAGTTGGTGAAGTCAGAAGAAGAGCCGTAGCTGTTCTTCTCATTGGTGGTATCAGCAGCCTCAATAGTGGTGCCGGTAGCCACGCCATACTTACCCAGGAAGGGGATGTTGTTGGACTTATAGATTTTGATACCAGCAATCTCATAGAGACCTTCGCCGGAGTTCATCGAACCTTGGGTGTTACCAAGCTCACGGTTCAGGATGTTGGAGTCAACGTTGCTGACCAGGGCGTAGTACTGGCGGGGGCTCAGCACTGCACAACGGCCATCACGGGGAGCAGAACGCTCATCAAGCACAGCGGCAGCGGCGAAGAAGCCATCCACCAGGGCTTGAGCGTCATACTGCTTGCTGGCACCCAGAGCCACGGTGAAACCACCAGGCTGGCCGGTTACAGGAGTAGAAGCAGTAGAAGCCTTGTCCAGAACACGGAAGATACGACGGTCATAGTGCTCAGCAAGAGCTTGACCGATCTGACGGGAGATAGGACCACGCAGGTCATACTGAGAGAGAACCTCATCAATCTTTGCCACGAAGGCAGAAGAGATCAGGAGGTTATCCATTGCAATGGTGGTCTCTGCAGCAAGGGGGTTGCCGGCAGAGTTACCAAGGATTTGAGTACCAGGGGTATGGTAGGAAGCAGTCATCGCACCAGTGTGGATGAACTGGGCCTCCTTACCACCAGTCAGCGAACGACGCTGAACCAGCTCACGAGCAATGGTGCTGTTACGGAAAGCCTCATAGACTTCTCCGGTGAACAGCTTAAGGAATAGAGCACGCTTATCGGAACCTCCATTAGAGGCACCAGCGTACGAAACATTCATAGTCATTGATTTAACCTATGTAAGGAAAGGTGTATTGCTTTAAGGCCTTGTCCTATTTAAGAAGCTTCTATTTATCTGGTTTGATTAGAACCGCTTGTAGGGTATCCTTTCGGGCCTACACCAACCGGTTGGGTTTTTAACGTGGTCCCTCCACAAGAGAAAGGGGGTCCGACTCTGAGGTGCCCCCGATCTATTTACATAAGCTCGCCGGAGCGAGCAAGTTTATCTTCTACATCCCTACGATATGCAGGATCATCCCGATACTTAGGATTATTAATAGCCCGTGCCAACTCTGTGTGACTACGGAACATCTCATTGGCAGCAGGCGTCCGCTTACCAGTGATCTGTTTACCTTCATAACCAACTGAGTCTGTATATTTGGATTTCAAACCAAGAGCAGCCCAGTAAATAGCATCAGGATTGCTACCAGCAACCACTGCATCGTAGGCAGCAACCTCAGTGGGATTAAGATTATCCTTAGCCCAACCAAGCATCTGATTGTATTCATTCTGACCACCAACGGCAGTCATCACACGATCAACATCAGCTTGGTTAAGAGCCTGTTGAGAAGCAGCCTCCTCAGTGGATTTGGTGTAAGCAATCCAAGAATCAAGCAACTCCTTACTACTAAGCTGAGAGAGCTTTTCGTAAGTCTCAGGGGTCATCCCTGATTCGTTGTTGTAATACTCCGCAGTGGCACTCTCAAGGAGCTTGACGGTCTCTGAAGTATCAACAGGCTCTACTTGCTCCTGAGGCTCCTCAGAGGCCTCTTCAGGGGCATCCTCGGTGGGCTCAGAGCCTTCCTCATCAGAAGGGGGCGAGCCTTCTCCCAGCTTCTTCTGGAGTTCTAGGTAAGCCTTCTCCAAGTCTTCTGCAGACTTGTACTTACCTGCATAGCGAAGCTGAGACTCTTCTGCCTCTCGGGCCTGCTCATAGGTTTGCTCTTGGGCCTTAGCCTGAGCTTCTATCAAGCGTTCACCCTCAGCTAGTGCCTTAGCTTCTGCTTGTTGTTGGTTGGTGCTATCAGTCTCTGAATCTGTGGAAAACGATGAGAATGTCATATTCAATAAGTGGTGATGTCAACCCGATTAAAGTTAGGGGTTACCTTCGCAGTAGCCCCAATCATTGGCTTACTGCCATTCGGGGTAATCTTTTGCTTAACAGCGTATTTGTTGGGTTCCAGAGCTACTGGTTCCCAAGCTTCATTGATGTCAGGAGCCTCAGAACTGTTCCCCTTGAATTGCCCCTCCTGCGTCCGGGCTCGTTTGCGGGAGCTGCTGTTGGTTTCCATTGTTGGTAAGTTGTTCTTGTAGTGCTGGGTTACGGGATGGGTCTGCTATTGGGGCTCCAGCCAGCTGACCGGCTTGATCCATCAACGATTGCTGCATTGCTTGCTGCTGTGACTGTTCGGCTTCTGCCTGCCGATCCTCAGCAGACTTCACAAGCCCGAGGGCCTCAATACCAAAGCTAGCCGCGAGGCGTTTAATCGCTTCATCTGGATTGATGTAGTTTTGGATAACCTCTGGTCCCAATGATTGGGCAAGAGTTGAGATGAAGAGCATCAGAGACTCTCGATCCTGACCGCGACCAATACCTTCAAGGCCAGCCACCACTGTGGGGAAGATGATTCCCTTAGGGAGAGTAGGCAGCTCCTTACTACGTTGTAGAACTAGCAACTTACGGGCTAGGTAAGGACTGAGAAGCTCTGTGGTCAGGTTTCCGTAGATACCACCAAGTTGTTCATTCAACTCCTGTTGTGTGGAGCGAATTTCCTCAGCAGTAGTCCTTTCGCTAGACCTTGCTGTGAAGACCAGGAAAGCTTCAGACAACCGTTGAGTGAGGGTATTAACCATCTCAAATGCTGTCCTAAAGTCAGCAGTCTTACCAACTTGAATAACACCAATATCATCAGGACGACCCTGGATAATGGCACCATTCCCAGCCTCAGCAAGTGCAGAAGGCTTGGTAGTAGCAGAGGGAGATACTGTGAATACAACCTTGGCAGCAGCAGCAGAACCCTCTACAAGGGCTTGCATCAGAGCTTCAAGGCTCTTCAGATCCCCAAGGTACTCCTCAATTCTGCCCCTGCCGTAGTCTTCACCATCCACGATATTGAATCGTAGGGGGAGCCAAGCCGTAGCAGTCTTAGGTGCTTTGGATTCACTACCAGGAATGATTTGATTCTCAGCTTCCTGATGCCAATACCACTGACCATCCTTAAGCTTTGCCCAAGTGTAGACAGCAACATCATTAGTGTTGAGATCAAGCTTCAGATCAGGTACAGCAGACCCTGCAGCATCATCACCAGGATGATTATCAGGCTTAAGTCCTAATGTGTCAGAACTCTTCTGGAAATCCTCAGGAAGGAACTGACGATCAATAGCTTCGACCGTAACGATCTCAGTAGGCTGACCATCACCATCCCGATTGACTACATAACGCTCCAATGGATAGAGCTTAATGTGTTTCTTACCCATCATCAGCAGAACATTGCCGCTGACTACTAGGTGTTTCATTGCCTGATGGAGAATCACCCGATCCTGAGATTCGGAGATACTCTGCATGACAATCCGCTCAATCTTGGAGAGAGTAAGATCAATCTCAGAGCGAGCTTGTTTGTCGATGCTAGGGTCCATCGAAAGCCTTCCATCGTTAATTTGCAACTTGAAGAAAGTTGTATTAACGGGAAAGAGAGATAGCATCAATTTAGATGCCATCACATTAACGCCTTTGGCTCCTATTGACTGCCAGGGAGTTGGAAGCTTGCTGCCAGAATAATGCCCAGAAGGGGGCATAAGATATGGCACACTAAGCCTTGCACACTGTCTGGCTGTATCAAGGAAAGTAGTACGACTACTAGATAAGCGGGCGTATCGCTGTGAAGCAGATTGATCCATTAACCACCAATGTTAAGTTTAATAGGGCCACCGCCACTAGGAGTACCACTACTTGAAGCTCCAATAGACAATGGAACACGAAGCTGATTAGTACCAGTAGCAGCAATTTTATTGTTCTTCCTTGCTGAACTATTGGCCTTAACACGCATTGCGTTCCGCCTAGAAGGATCAACAGTTGAAGTGGGAACCTGACTACGAAGTTGGGATTCTTCAGCCTTCCTAGCTAACTCAGCCTGTTGGGCCATCTGAGCAGCCAATGCAGCTTGCTGAGCAGCCTGGGCCTGTGCAAACTGTTGTTGCTGAGCAGCAGCAGCAGCAGACTGTTGTTCTTGTTGTATCCTCAAAGACTTTTGATACTGTGCAGCTTGTGATGCTGCCTGGGCTGCGGCTTGTTGTTGGGCCTGAAACTGTGACTCTTGCTGAATCCTTAGCTGTCTTTCAAAGTTAGCCTGGTTCTGAGCCTGCTGTTGTTGAAGCTGAGCTTGGATAGCAGCATTCTGTTGCTCAGCCTGCTGTTGCGCCTGCTGAGCTTGCTTCTTTCCTGATTTACACATAGCTAGTATTTAAGTTTAGATTTCAAATAGCGGACTACGGATACTTGTCCCGCCCTATAACATTTCTCTTCGTTTGAGAGGGCATGATCAGGACAGAGATCTGGAAATAAGCCATCAAGCTCCGTAATAAGTAGCTTTAACTCGCTCGCACCAAAGAGTTGTAAAGACAAGTCTTCAGTAAGAACCATTCCTGAATTAGCCATACATTGGGAGATTCACATTAGAAGACTCAAAGAATGCAGGCATCCGAGCCCTTTGGGTATCAGCAAGACCATCGGCCTTACCACGGGAGTACAGGGAATCAGACTGGGTGATCCAGAAATCCTTACTCAACCACTTCTCTCCATTCAATCCATCCATCACCCAGGCAACCGTTGCCCGGCGAAGACGATCAAGGTTAGGGGTAGTCTTAAGCCCCAACTCTTTGCAGACCATGTGGTGAATGGCTACGTGGGTCTGTTCATCACGGCTAATGTCAGCCGCAGTAGTACGCATCCCCATATCCCCAACATTGCGATAGAAGGGAAGTAGGACGAAGAACACACTCCTTTCTAGGATTGAAGCCTTCAAGATGGGATGCTCAGGAGCTTCAAACCAACTCTTCAAGATATGCTTTGACTCAGCCTCAGCCTTGGCATCTGTGCCGTGGGCCTTGGCAATGTATTCAAAGGCAAGATCATGACGGTCCTCATCCTGTTGGTTAGAGAGGAGGGCCTCAATCACACCCTCAGTCTTAGGCAGTTCCTTCTCTAGGCCCTGCTGCAGGAACTCCTTAACAGGAAGCTCCAAGCAACGGAGGGCAAGGGCCCTGAAGATTGAATCCTCAGAACCATCTACCAGTTGACCCTTATCAACTTCAACAGGGGTCCACTTGCGTTTGCGACTAACAACATCAAGATAAGGTGATTTCATTCTGCACAGGAAACGCAATAGGTATCATCAGTAATTGGCTCGTCAGTATCAAAACCAAATAGGTCGTGGAAATCTTCATCTAATGCAGACAAGGCATCGTCTTTACGCTGAGTATCAGGGGAAACCTGAAGGGCGTAATAGAGAGATGTTTGTGGCGAGTTAAGCCATGATTCAATAAACTGTTCGTCGTAGGTGACAACATCACTCCAGCTATTAAACGAGTACCCGTGGAGTAGTCCCGTCTTATCCAGCATTGAAACGACACCATTTACTACATTAAGGTAAGCATCCCAGCCAACCTCGGCTGCAATCTCAACATTAGGGCCGTAGTCAAAAGACTGCACCCCAAACGTAGAGCTATCACGGTCCACAGTCCTTGAGATTGGGGGAGCAATCTCTGGAGTCGTGGTGTAACCGTCTACATCTGCATAGCGGTAAGAACACGAAGCGGTAGGTGCAATAGCAAATGCTCGATCCATCCCAGCAACCCGAGCAACCTGTGCAGCAGAAGCAATCCCACGTTGAAGGTGACTAGCAATAAGGTGGGCTCCTGTTGGCTTGTAAAGGTTGTCGTTATTCAAATCCTCAAGTGCAGTACCAAACTCTTTGTAAGTGATTCCGTACCTACCAAGCAGATTGGCAAGACCCAACATCCCTAGTCCAACCTGACGGTCAACCTCAGGGCTTAGGTACTCTCCTGACTCATCAACACCGGTCTTTGAGTGAAGGGCACAAAGCTCAGACATACCAGCAACGAAAGCTGGTTCGATGTCTTCGATTTCACAGGCACCGAGATTAACATGTTGAAGGAGGCATGTTCCCCGTGAGGGCAGGTAAACCTCAAGGCAGACATTTCCGTAGATTCGGTTTCCATTCTTATCAACCTTGGATTTGTTTAGCCAGATGTCACCCCGACGGATACCAGCAAGGAGTGAGTCCTTAACTTCCGTAGAAGCCTGTTCCCACATGTGATGAGTAAGGTTGACGCACCGTTTGACCCAGGGCAGCTCAGATCGGCTGACATTGACAAACTCAAGGATGTCAGGATGCTCAAGCGAAATATGCAACACTATTGCTCCGTTGCGATAGGTTCCGCCTCTACGGAGGATTTCGTTCAGGGTTGAGTAGATCTTCCCAAAAGAGACTGGGCCAGAGGCAACCAACTTATCTGACCCTTTAATCGTCTCAGTTCCCCGAGGACGGAGCTTGGAAAGGTGGATTGCACAACCTGCACCAAAACGTAGGGCGTGGCTGGCAAATCTCCAACTGGCTTCAATGCCATTTGGTCCTTCCATCTCATCTTCTACAACAAAGACTGTGCAGGAGACAGGGAGACGGGAAGTTGGATCATCAATCCAGGTTT